TACTTTTGTAACACAGAACAAGATTCTTCCTGGCAGCTATATCAATGTAATCAGTGCAGCTTCCGCAAGTGCAGAACTGTCTGACAGGGGTATTGTTGCTGTTCCCCTAAATTTGAAGTGGGGTCAGGAAGGAAGTGTCATCACAGTGGAAAAAGGTGATTTCCAAAAGAACTGCTTCAAGTTGTTTGGATATTCTTACACTGATGATGAAATGAAACCTTTGCGTGAAATATTCATGAATGCTGTCAAGGTGTTTGTGTACAGACTGGGAACAGGTGTAAAGGCTGAAAACACTTTTGGAACTGCAAAACATGCAGGTTCAAGGGGCAATTCAATAAAGGTTGTTATTTCAACCAATGTTGATGACCCAACAAAATCTGATGTTAAAACCTTTGTTGGCAGTCAGCTTGTTGATAGTCAGACGGTTCTTACAGCAGGAAAGACAGATGCACTTATTGACAATGACTTTGTTGTTTGGAAGTCTGCGGTTGCAATTGCTAACACAGCAGGAACAGCAATGACAGGTGGTAAAGATGCAACTGTAATTGGTGATAATCATTCAACAGCACTTGGTGCTTTGGAATCTTATGGTTTCAATGTGCTGATTTGTGATTCTGATGATAACACAACCAAGGGATTGTACTTCAATTTCACAAAGCGTATGCGTGATGAAATTGGTGTGAAGTTCCAGTGTGTTATTCACAAATACACTGCTGCTGACTATGAAGGTGTTGTTTCTGTTGAAAACAATGCAACAACTGAAATGGTTTACTGGGCAGGTGGTGCTTTGGCAGGATGTGCAATCAACAGGTCTTTGACAAATAGGTTGTACAATGGCGAATATACAGTCAATGTGAATTACACACAGACTGAACTTGAAGCTGCTTTGCTTGCAGGGAAGTTTATCTTCCATGCGGTGGGTGATTCAGTAAGAGTTCTTGAAGATATAAACAGTCTTGTTACCGTAACAGATGACAAGAGTGACATCTTCAAGGATAACCAAACAATCAGGGTGGTTGACCAAATTGCAAATGATATTGCAAGTCTGTTCAATACAAAATACTTGGGTGTTGTTCCAAATGATGAATCAGGAAGAATCAGCTTGTGGGCAGATATAGTCAAACACCATGAGCAATTACAGGACATCAGAGCAATTGAAAACTTCAATGATGCGGATGTTACTGTATCACAAGGAAATACAAAGAAATCAGTGGTGGTCAATGATGTTGTGACTGTTGTGAATACAATGACACAGCTTTATATGACCTGCATTGTGCAATAAGGAAGGGGGTAAGGTGCTATGATTAACAATGTTGTCATGAAGGGTAAGGATGCAATTTCTGCAAAGCTTGCTGAATGCTTTGTTACTATTGAAGGTAATAGATACAACTTCATGCAGATGATAAATTTTGAAGCTTCCTTTGAAAAAACCAAGACAGAAGTTCCTGTGCTTGGTAAGACAGGTATTGGTAATAAGGCAACTGGTTGGAAAGGAACTTTTTCAGCAACAGCACATTATAACCAGTCAATTTTCAGAACCCTTCTGCAAAAGTACAAAGACACTGGTGAAGATGTGTATTTTGAAATTCAGGTCACAAATGATGACCCAACAAGTGCAGCAGGAAGGCAGACAATTGTTTTCATGGACTGCAACACAGATGGTGGCATACTTGCAAAGTTTGATGCCGATGGTGAATACCTTGATGAAGATATTAACGGAACATTTGAGGACTTCAAGATGCCTGAAAGCTTTAATTTACTTGCAGGGATGTTATAATTCATAAGTATATTATCCCTGGATAGTTCGGTCTTGTGCGAACATCCAGGGATATTTTTATTTTTGAGAAAAGAAAGGTGGATACTATGTCAAATTTAAGTTTGTTTTTGAAGAAAAACAAGATTCAAAAAGAGAATACAACCTATCCTGCAACCAAGTCCTTGCTTGATGAAAATGGGAATCCCCTACTTTGGGAAATCAAGCCTTTGACTACAAGGGAAAATGAAAACATTCGTGAATCCTGTATGATTGAAGTTCCTGTAAAAGGGAAACCAAACATGTACAGACCAAAACTGAACACTTCCCTGTATCTTGCAAAGACTATGGTTGCATCCATTGTTCATCCAAATCTTTATGATGCGGACTTACAGGACAGTTACGGTGTAAAGACACCCGAAGATTTATTGAAGGAAATGATTGATGACCCTGGTGAATACAATGAATTTGCTGCATTCATTCAGCAATACAATGGGTTTGATACAACCATGGATGAAAAGGTTGAAGAAGCAAAAAACTAATTGAAGAAGGTGACAGTGATGCGGTACTTGCCCATTACTGCTTGCATAAATTACACTTGTTGCCTTCTGAATTTGTTGCCCTTGACCCACAGGAAAAGGCATTTGTGATTGCATCCATAAAGATTAAGATGGAAGCAGAAAAAGCGGAAGCTGAAAGAATAAAAAGGGCGAAAAAGAAATAATGAGAAAGGCAGGTGATACATGTGGCAACCATTCAAACAGCAATAAGACTTATTGACATGATGACTTCCCCATTGATGAATATTACACAGGCATTGAATATGACCATCAGTGCATTTGAAACTGTTGAATCAACAGCGGATGGTGCTATCAGTGGAATGAATTTTGATGGTGTCAGGGAAAAAATCAATGCTGCAAACATGGAATTGAATGAAACAATTGAAAACATTCAAAGAAATACAGAAGAACAAGAAAGGTTCAATGATTCACTGAAAGATGGTGTCAATCAAAGTAATAGCCTGCTGTCAACGGTTAAAAAGATGGCTGCTGCTTACCTGTCTGTTCAAACAGCAAGAAAGACACTTAACTTATCAGATACATTATCACAGACTGGTGCAAGATTAAGCATGATTGTTGATGATGGTGGTTCAGTTCAGGAACTTGAAAATAAAATCTTTGCTTCTGCACAAAGGTCAAGAGCATCTTATTTACAGACCGCTGATGTGGTGGCAAAGCTTGGACAAAGGGCAGGTGATGCATTCAGTGGAAATGATGAACTGATTGCATTTTCTGAACAATTGAACAAACAATTTGTCATTGCAGGTGCTTCACAACAAGAAGTTGCTTCTGCAAGCTTACAGTTGACACAGGCTTTGGGTGCAGGTGTCCTGCGTGGTGAAGAACTGAATGCAGTGTTTGAAGCTGCACCAAACATCATCCAAACAATTGCAAATTATCTTGATGTTCCTATTGGTTCAATCAGGGAAATGGCATCAGAAGGACAAATCACAGCGGAAATTGTGAAAAATGCAATGCTTTCAGCAGCGGAAGAAACAGATGCAAGGTTTGCACAGATGCCAATGACCTTTGGTCAAGTGTGGGCAAGTATATCAAATAAAGCATTAAGGTCATTTGAACCTATTTTAAGAAAGCTGAATGAAATTGCAAATTCAGAACGGTTCAACCAATTGGTTGATGGAATCACAGGTGCTTTGATACTGGTTGCAGGAATAGTCATTGAAATATTTGATTTGGTGGCTGCGGTTGGTGGCTTTATGTATGAAAACTGGTCAATCATAGCACCTGTGATTTATGGTGTGGCAACTGCACTTGGCTTGTATGCAGGTTATTTGGCAATTACCAATGGAATTGAACTGATAAGCAAAGGAATTAAGATTGCAAGTGCTATTGCTTCATACTTCCATGCAGCAGCAACAGGAACACAGGCAAGTGCAACAGCAGCAGCAACCGCTGCACAGTATGGACTGAATACTGCTTTGTTGGCTTCCCCCATCACTTGGATTTTAATAATCATCATTGCAATTATTGCTGCACTGTATGCTGTTGTTGGGATAATCAACAAAGTTGCAGGAACATCTGTAAGTGCAACAGGCATCATCTTTGGGGCATTCGCAACACTGGGTGCTTTCCTTTGGAACTTGTTCTTGGGTTTGCTTGAATTGATTTTTGGAATCATTGAAGCATTGGTGAATCCATTCATTAAGTTTGCAAATTTCATTGGAAACATCTTTACAAATCCAATATCATCAATCATTTATCTGTTCCAA